CTCTCGTGCGGGAGGCCCTGGACCTTCGACCGCGACTGGAACGAGTGGTATCCGGACCCGCCTGTCGAATCGAGCGCGTGACGAACGGCCCTTGACGCGATCCGCGCAAGGTGCTACGGTCGGGATGGACAGCACGACTACCTAACGGGGCCGGGACTCGCCATCCCCTCGAAAAGCCCACGGAGCCGCGCGCACAAGATGCCATCGAGAAGCCCGCCGTATGGCAGGGCCGATGACATCGTGTGCGTGCGGCTTTTCGTTTGGCCGCGGGGATGGCGAAATGGCGGAGAAGGCGAAAGGCAAAAGGGCCGAAGCGCGCAAACCCGGGCGCCCGAGCCGTTACAAGCCCGAACTCCATCCTCTGCTCGCCGAAGCCTGGGCCGCCGCCGGAAAGACGGACGACGAAATCGCCGACATCCTGGGCGTCGCCCGTTCAACCGTCGCGAAGTGGAAAGGCGAGCATCCCGAGTTTTCGGACGCCCTAAAGCGCGGCAAGGCCAACCCGGACGAGCAGGTCGAGCGTAGTCTTTTCCAGCGCGCTGTCGGCTACTCGTTCGATTCCGAAAAGCTCCTCACCGTGTCCGACGGCCAGGGCGAGGGTTCGCATGTCGAGCGGCACCCGATCGTCGAGCACTGCCCGCCCGACGTCACCGCGCAGATTTTCTGGCTCAAGAACCGCCGGCCCGACCGCTGGCGCGACCGTCACGAACTCACCGGCGCCGGGGGCGGGCCACTCGAAGTCGTCGAGCTCACGCCGGAACAGCGGCAGGCGCGACTCGCCGAAATCCTGTCGAAGGCGAAATCGTGACCGCGACGAAGGCGCGCGCCGTGGCCGGCCCGAAACTCACCGAGGCCGAACAGCTCGAGCTGATCCAGCTTTGGGAGCAGAGCGAGCGCGAACGCGTGTCGCCGAAGCTCGAAGCGTTCCGCAACCCGGCACGCATCAAGGGCTGTCGCGGCGGACGCGGCGCCGGCGCGAAGTCGTGGTCGATCATCTCGCTGCTCGTCCAGCGCGCGAACTACCAGCGGACGCACATCGCGTGCCTCCGCGAGGTCCAGCTCACGCTCGAGGAATCCGTCTGGAAACTCGTCAACGAAACGATCGAGCGGCTTCGGTATCCGGGCTGGAAAATCACGAAGGAGTACATCGACAAGCCGTCGGTCGGCTCGCACATCATCTTCCGCGGCATCTCCGACATGCGCCGGGACCAGGTGAAATCGCTCGAGGGATTCGACATCGCGTTCCTCGAGGAGGCGCAGTCGATCTCCACGCGCTCGCTCGACGTGCTCTTCCCGTCCATCCGGAAACCCGGCTCCGAAATCTGGTTCGCCATGAACCCCGAAGAGGACGTGGACCCGATCGTCGCTCGCACCTGGGGCGCAAACCGGAAGGACGCCATCCTCATCGACCTCGAGCCCGGCCCCATCGACAACCCCTGGTGGACGCCGGAGCTGCAGCGCGAAATGGACGAGGACTTCGCCCGCGATCCCGAGCTCGCCGAGCACGTGTGGAACGGCGCCCCGCGAGTGCAGGGCGAGCGCTCCGTCATGTCGCGCGCGGCGATCCGGGGCGCCATGGCCCGCGAGCTTCCCATCGACCCGAACGGCGTCGTGGAACTCGGGATCGACGTGGCGCGCTTCGGTGACGACAGGTCCGTCATCTACAAGCGCCAGGGCAAGAAGATCGTCGACGAGAAAACCTTCAAGGGCGCCGACACCCAGCGCGTGGCGCGCGAGGCCTGGGACATCGCCGGCCGTAACCCGACCGTGAAAATCAAGGTCGACGACGACGGCGTGGGCGGCGGTGTGACGGACAAGCTCCGCGACCTCGGCGCCCGCGTGCTCCCTGTCCATAACGGCGGCGAGCCTGCCGACGCGAAGCTCTTCACGACCGCGGCCGACGAGCAGTGGTTCACGCTCCCGATCAACGAGATCGACATCCCGAACGACCCGGACCTCATGCAGGAACTCGCGGGCCGCCAGTACCGATACACGCCGGACGACCGCCGCAAGGTCGAATCGAAAGCGGACTTCAAGAAGCGATACGGGCGAAGCCCCGACAAGGCCGACGCCCTGCTCCTGTGCTTCTACCAGCCGCTCCAGAAAATCGCGCGCACCGTGCGCATCCTGGGGGTCTAACCATGCCAGTCGACACGCACCACGCAGAATACGACAAGGCCCTCACTGCCTGGACGCGGGCCCGCGATCTCGTCGCCGGAGAGGACGAGGTCAAGGCGAAGGGCGAGACCTACCTCCCGCGGCTCCCCGGACAGACGGACACCGAGTACGCCGCCTACAAGCTCCGCGCGACGTTCTTCAACGCGACCGGCCGAACGGTCGACGGGCTCGTCGGCCTCGTGTTCCGCAAGGACCCGACCGTCGTGCTGCCGGCCGCGCTCTCGGCCCTCGCGGAGGACGTCGACCTCGCCGGGAAGACCCTGGCGGAATTCGCGCGGCGCATCGTTTCGGACGTCGTGCAGGTCGGCCGCGGCGGTATCCTCGTCGAATACCCGAAGGCCGAAGTGCGCGACCGCACCGCCGACGAAGTGACGGCCGAAAACCTCCGGCCGTACATGACCTTTTATCCGGCCGAGAAGATCCTCGACTGGCGCACGGGCCGCGTGAACAACCGCCACACCGTGACCATGGTCAAGCTCGAAGAGACGATCGACGAGCCGGATCCGGCCGACGTGTGGAAGCGGAAAACCGCCACGCAGATCCGCGTCCTCGAGCTCACCACCGCGGGCGTGCAAGTCAGCGTGTGGCGCAAAACCGAAACCGGGTGGATCGCGGTCGAAACGTTCCCCCTGATCATCCGCGGGCAGGTCGCGAGCGAAATCCCGTTCGTTTTCGTCGGGCCCGTCGACTCGACGAGCGAGGTGCAGAAATCGCCGATCGTCGACCTCGTGGCGACAAACCTCTCGCACTACCGCACGAGCGCCGACTACGAGAACGGGCTCCACTGGACCGGCGTGCCGACGCCGGTGTTCATCGGCAATTTCATCAGCTCCGACGGCAACCAGGTCGACACGGTGCGCCTCGGCTCCGCGTCCGGGATCCACCTCTCCGACGGCGGCGATGCGAAGTATCTCGAGTTCGAGGGATCCGGACTCGAGGGAGGCCTCGGGAAGGCGCTCGAGCGGAAAGAGCAGCACATGGCCGTCCTGGGGGCGCGCATCCTCGCGTCCGAGAAGCGGGCCGTCGAAGCGGCCGAAACGGCAGCGATCCACCGGGCCGGCGAGAACTCCGTCCTGGCCGCGCTCGCGCAGTCGGTCTCGAAGGCGATCACGCGCGCCCTCGCCGGCATGGCCGCCTGGGAGGGCGTCGACGGCGAGATCAGCTTCAAGCTCTGCACCGACTACCTCCCGACGCCGATGGATGCGCAGAGCCTCGCGGCTCTCGTCGCCGCCTGGCAGGCCGGCGCGCTGTCCCAGGGCGAGCTCTTCGAAGCGCTCGTCGCGGGCGAGATCATCCGCTCGGACAAGGATCAGGCCGAACACGAGAGCGAGGTCGAGGCGGAGAGCGAGCGGCGCGCCGAAGAGGCGGCCGACAAGCTCGCGGCCACGGCGAAGATGGTCGCCGCCCGGGCCGCCGGGGGCGCCGCGTGAACGCGTCCACCCGCCTCCTCGCTGACCTGCTCGAACGCGGGGTGTACCTCGAGCGGTTCGCCGCGAAGGAACTCCGCGCGCTCCTCCCGATACTCGAGCAGGCACACGAAGAGGTGCTCGGCAAGATCGCCGCGACCGGCGGCGAATGGACGCAAGCATGGCTCGCGGAAACGGCGGCCAACATCGAGCGTATCTACAACGCAGCGGCCGAGAAGCTCTCCGGCCAGCTCCATCTCGACCTCGAACCCCTCGCCACCGAAGAGGCCGCCTGGACGAAGAGCGCGCTCGAGACCGTCACGGGCGGCCTCATGGTTTCCGCTCCCGCCGCCTCGACGCTGTGGGCCGGCATCAAGGCCCTGCCGGCAGCGGGAGGCTCGACCCTCGGGATGCTCTGCACCGCGCTCGGCGTGAACGCCACGACGGACGTGACCGCCGCGATCCAGCTCGCGATGACCGAGGGCGAGACGCTCGACCAGATGGTCCGCCGGCTCCGGGGCCGTGTGGTCCGCCGCGCGTCCTGGCGCACGGTCGACGGGCGGCGCACGTACATCCCGGGCACGTACTCCGGCGGCGTCATGACGCTCACGACCCCGCAGGCCGAAGCGCTCGCGCGTACAGCCGCCATGCACGTCGGCAACCAGGCACGCGAAGCGGTGTACGCGGCGAACGCGGACCTCGTGAAGGGCTGCCAGCGCGTCGAGACGCTCGACACGCGCACCTGCCTCGTCTGCGGAGTCGCGGACGGTCAGGTCGTGAAGTCAGGCGAATCGAGGACCATGCTCCCGGCTCATCCGAATTGCCGTGGCGTATGGGTTCCGGTCCTCAAGAGCTGGCGCGAGCTCGGCATCGACGCGGACGAAGTGGCGCCCGGAACGCGGGCCTCGATGGACGGTCAGGTAAGCGAATACGAGACGTGGCGAGACCTCCTCGAGAAGGCAGGACCTGCGCGCCGCGTGGAGATCCTCGGGCCGTCCCGCGCGCGGCTCTACGCGCAGGGGTATCCGCTCGAGGCGCTCGTGAAGGACGGTCGCGTCGTTCCGCTGGCCGAGCTGCCGAAGCGGGGCGCGGCATGAAGAAGGACGAAGCCGGGGTCCGTGACCTCGGATCGAATACCGCGGGCAGCGCCCGCATTCGCACGGCGCAGAGCGTCGGCGGAAGGGGATGAGTATGGCCGAAGAGAAGAAGCTCGAGGACCTCGAGCGCCAGCTCGCGGAAGCGCAGAAAAGCATCGAGGCGCTGTCCTCGAAAAATCGCGAGCTCCTCGACGAGAAGCGCGCGACCAAGTCCGGCGCGGAGCGTCAGCTCCTCGAAGCGCAGGACCGCATCGCCGAGCTCGAGACGCAGGTCGCCAAGGTGACCGCGGACTCCAAGAAGGCGGAAGAGAAATCCGCCGCCGCGATCAAGGCCGCGCAGGACGCCGCCCTGGCGAAAAGCGCGAAGCTCGGCCAGCTCATCCGGGACGAGGGACTCCAGCGCGAGCTCCTCGCCGTCGGCATCAAGAACCCCGTCCACCTCAAGGCGGCCATGGCCATGCTCCGCGAGCAGGTCCAGGTCGACGAGGAGAAGGGCGAGGCGTTCGTCGCCGCGAAGGACGCGAAGACCGGCGCGGAGACGCGCAAGGCCCTCGCGGAGTTCGTGAAGGAATGGGGCGTCGGGGACGAGGGCAAGGCCTTCGTCACGGTGCCCGGGTCCTCGGGAGGCGGGTCCGCAGGGCCCGGCTCGGGCGCCGGCTCGTCCGGCAAAACCATGGGGCGCGCCGCATTCGAGGCGCTAGACCCCACCGCCCGCGTGGAATTCTCCAAGGCTGGCGGGACCCTGACCGAATAGGAGTGCCATCATGGCCAATACGCTTACCGGACTGATCCCGATTCTCCACGAGGCGATGGACGTCGTCGCGCGCGAGCTCGTGGGCTTCATCCCCGCGGTCTATCGCGATTCCAGCGCCGCCCGCGCGGCCAAGGACGAGACCGTCCGCTACCCGATCGTCCCCGCCATCTCGGGCGAGAACATCGCCCCCGGCGCCGCTCCGGCCGCGTCCGGCGACGCGACCATCAGCTACGGCGACATGACCATCTCGAAGGCCCGCGCCTTCCCGGTCTGCATCAACGGCGAGGAGACCCGCGGCCTCATGAACGGCGGGCGCTACCGCGAGATCATGCGCGACCGCTTCGCCCAGGCCATCC